CAGATGACCGAGGTCCAAGTACCTATGGAAGAGTTACCGGCTGGTATTGAGATGGTTGGTGATGAGGAGTCTGTTGAGGTTGTAGCTGAAGAGTACGATCACAATGCAAACTTGGCAGAGGTTCTAAGCGACGCGGTCCTAGGTTCTTTGTCCTCGGACCTTGGTAATAGCATTGATGAGGACAAGTCGTCCAGAGAAGATTGGGAAGAGTCTATTTCAAAGGGCTTGGTGTTGCTTGGTATTAATTATCAGGAGCGCAACGAGCCGTTTCTGGGTGCTTCTGGTGTAACTCATCCGCTTTTGTCGGAGGCTGTAACGCAGTTTCAGGCGCAGGCTTACAAAGAGATGTTGCCGCCGGGTGGTCCTGTAAAGACGCAGATTATAGGGCAGCAGAGCAAAGAGGTTGAGGATCAGGCCCAGCGCGTCAAGGACTTCATGAACTATCAGATCACTGAGGTGATGGAAGAGTTTGATCAGGACACTGATCAGATGTTGTTCTATTTGCCGATCACTGGTTCTACGTTTAAGAAAGTTTATTTTGATCCGACACGGCAACGCGCTGTGTCTAAGTTTGTTCCGGCTGAAGATTTGATTGTGCCGTATGCTGCATCAGATCTGCGTACAGCGGAGCGTTACACACATGTCGTTCGTATGAGCGAAAATGAAATCCGTAAGTTACAGGTAGGAGGTGTATATCGTGATGTTGACCTATCTCCATCAGAAGATGACGAGTCTGACACAACAATTAGAAGCAAGACTGACGAAATTCAGGGACTCCGTCCGGGATACAGTGACGAGCTTTATACTATATATGAAGTCCACGTTGATCTTGACCTTGAGGGATTTGAGGATGTGGACGAGATGGGTGAGCCTACGGGTATCCGCTTGCCGTATATCGTCACTATGGACGCTGATTCGGGACAGATTCTCTCGTTAGTACGGAACTATCGTGAGCAGGATCCGCTTCGTCGCAAGCGTGATTTCTTTGTTCACTACAAGTTTTTGCCGGGCTTTGGGTTCTATGGCTTCGGTTTGTTGCACATGATTGGAGGGTTGAGCCGTGCTGCGACATCTATTCTCCGCCAGCTTATCGACGCTGGCACGTTATCGAATCTACCGGGCGGCTTTAAGGCACGGGGCGTTCGTATTAGAAATGACGATGAGCCTGTTAACCCGGGTGAGTTCCGCGATCTTGATGTTCCCGGCGGTGATATTCGCAATGCTCTTATGCCGCTCCCGTACAAGGAGCCTTCTGCAACGCTGGGTCAGCTACTCGGGGTGGTCGTTGATTCGGGCAGACGATTTGCACAGGTTGCGGACACAAAGGTCGCAGATGTCAACTCACAAGCTCCCGTGGGAACTACAGTGGCACTTATCGAGCAGGGATCTAAAGTAATCTCAAGCATTCATAAGCGCCTGCATTACGCTCAGAAAGCTGAGTTCCGTATGTTGGCGGAGATCTTTGCTAATAACCCAGTGCCGTATCCATATCAGATCGGGCCTAATATCGACCCGCAGATTATGGCGCAGGACTTTGACGGGCGTGTAGATATTCTCCCAGTCTCTGACCCGTCAATCTTCTCTATGGCGCAGCGCCTGTCACTTGCACAGACACAGTTGCAGCTTGCACAGGCCGCGCCGCAGATGCACAACCTGTACGAAGCCTATCGTCGGATGTATGATGCGCTGGATGTTAAAAACATCGATGCAATTCTACCGGCACCGCAGCCACCACAGGCTTTGGATCCGGCAATGGAGAACTCGAATGCCTTGAAGGGTATGCCGAGTCAAGCGTTCAAGGAGCAAGATCATCGCGCCCACATTCGTGTGCATGCGTCATTGATTCAGTCTCCTGCCATTCAGGCGAACCCGCAAGCTTTTGGTATTTTGCAAGCGCACGTTCAGGAGCATGTAGCTTTGTTTGCGCGCGACATTGTAGAGGCTGTGCTGAAGAAGGGTGTAGACGAGGCGCAGATGGCTGGTGAGCCAATTCCTCAGATCGATCCGACTGTGATTGACGCGATGATTGCCCAGCAGATTGCTGAAACACTTGAGCAGTTGGCGCCACTATTGATGCCGCCACAGCAACCAGATCCGCTTGTTCAGATCCGTCAGCAGGAGTTGCAGAACGACACTGCCGAGATTCAACGCAAGATGCAGAACGACCAGATGGATTATCAGATCGATCAGGCCAAGATGCAGCAGCAAATGGATTTGGCTATGCAGCGCCTGAATGCACAGATGGATGTAGCAAATCAGCGTAACGATGTGAATGTGTATCGTATTAATACGCAGGCTGAGTTAGCTCGTGACAGGAACCGTGGACAGTGATTATGTGGGACATGCACAACCGCACGACTAAAGAGCAGGCCGAAAAGAATCGGAGTGAAAAATGTTACAAGCGTTAATTGGTCCGGCGACTGAGTTAATTGGTAAGTTTGTTGAAGACAAAGACCAGAAGAATAAGCTGGCGCATGAGATTGCCACTATGGCGGAGCGGCATGCACAGGACTTAGCTAAAGGTCAGCTTGAAATCAATAAGATGGAGGCGCAGCACCGGTCTATATTTGTGGCGGGTTGGCGCCCATTTCTTGGCTGGGGCCTGAGCTTTGCGATGATATGGCACTTCGTTTTGGTGCCTATGGTTACGTTTGGTTTTGCGTATGCAGGTATAGAAGCGCCTGATCTACCAGCGTTTGATATGGACTCACTGATGACTGTGTTGATGGGTATGCTCGGTTTGGGAGGACTCCGTACTTTTGAAAAGGCTAAGGGCCTAACAAAGTGAGCAAGACGCTACTGGAATACAAGATCATACCACGGGGTATGATGGTTGCGTTTACGTTTATGGCTTGGAATGTGTGTGACTGGTTTATGAGTTTGGGCGCTGCTGCCACTACGCAGCAGACAGCTTTTGTATCAACGATTGTGGGCGCTGCTACTGGTGCCTTTGCTGTATGGATGTCACATGAAGGAAAATAAAAGTCCGTGTGTTGGCATTTGTGTATTAGATAAAGAACGTGTAAGATGTATTGGCTGTGGTCGTACCATAGACGAGATCATTAACTGGGGAAAGAAATGGCCGGACCAAGAATAAATCAGTTTGCAGGTGATCTTGGTATCAACCGTTCTTCCGCAAAGAAACTTTTAAAGAAAGCCCGTGGTCGCAAAGACGGCGGGTCAGAGACATTGGAGAAATATATGTCTGGTGATTGGAAAAGCATTGTAAAGCCGCAGACCGAGGAAGAAGATGCGAAAACTAAAGAGCGCATGAGAAAGAAGTTCGACCGTTCTAAAAAGCTTCGTGAACAGCAAGCGAAAGAAATGGAAGAAGGCGTTAAGGCCAAGGACGGCAAGTACATGACTTGCGGTGGAATGCGTAAAGCCGTTGGTGGCGGGAAGTTCACTGGAGTTTACTAATGGGCAACTGGAACCAAGATAATTCCAGCTTCACTGATGAGGATATGGATCAATCCTTGGAGCAGGACAAGGCTGCGGCTGCGTTCGAGGCTTCTGGAGGAAATATCGGCGGGTACACCTTTGGTGACAATTATCTTGGTGACGGAAACTACAGCCCCCAAGTAACCGATATTGCTACAGCTAGAGCAAACATTTCAGGACTTCAAGATTTTTATTCTGGTGCTCTTCCTCAAAGCACCTACAACGGTATTATGGGAATCACTCCTAAAAACCCGTATGGGCATCAGGGTTTTTTCTCACGGGTTCTCGGTATCGATCCCAGAAACATTGACTACGCGACTGGTCCGGGAGGATTGGGCTACAAGGGCGCTGCCAAAGTAGCTCAGAAAAAGTATGAAAGATACACCAACTGGTCGGGACAGAACCCTCAAGCACAAAAGCAGGCTTTTGGTTCTTTGTTCGGAAACCCTGTGGATGAGATAACTGTTCAAGGTCCTGTAGCACAACAAGTAGATATTGAAAACATCCCTCTTAATGATGCTCTGGTTTCTCAAGGCGCTTCCCTCGCTCTTGGTCCTTTGGGCCTTGGCCTAATGAGTATGGCTGATCCGTTCTCGACTTATGTTCCAACGGGTTCAAAAGCATATAATGAGCAATTTGATCCAGCTATTAATAAGGATCTTCCCACTTCTTTTATGGGGCAAGCATCCAAAAGAACCGGCCTTGGTATTTCAGCACTGGCTGATTCTATAAAGGATTATTTTTCACCAAGCACACCAGCACCAACCCCAACGCAGATTGGTTCGGTGACACCGTCACAGTATGAAACCCGCGCCGACATTATTGCAAGAACAAGTCAGCACCCACTGACGGGGGAGACAAGCGCTGCCCCTGTGCCACGGTCGTCAATTTCTCGTAGCCCAATTCAACAGAGTACAACGCAAGAGTTTGTACGAGATCCGGCTATATTAGACGCCCTAATGGGTGGTGCTAATCTTCCCGCACAAAGCCCCGTTACCGCCGGGGAAGAACTAATGGCCGGAAACCAACAAGGGTTTTTCGGATTTGGGCTGGGGCCACTTGGTGACGCTTTTGGTAGATCTGCTGCGGAAAAAAATCTAAGCCCCGAGGTTCGAGATTTTCTAAACGAGCACGACATGTCCGTAAAAGATTTGTTGGATAAAGATTTTTCAAAAGTTCCAGATGGTGCTCGTCTTCCTTCAGGGCAAATAATGGGGCCGGAGTTTAGAACTGAGCAAAGATCTTCTCTCGGTGGCCCGGCAACGGCGAATCAGTATGCTCAAGTAGATTACTCTAATCTAAGTAATGTGGGGGGCAACATGTATCAGGCGGGCCAGCAAAAAAGTGCTTTCGATAGCTTCCTTGAGACATTCGGAATGAAAGAAGCGGGCAGACGACCAGGCGGGCAGATTTACTCCCCCGCCGGACAGAATAAATCTTTTTTTAATTTTGATAACTTTGGATTTA